ACAAATAAATTGGTACTACTTTACAGAGAAGGAGCAGACAAAGAAGAAGCTAAAAGAATGATAGAAGAATATCTTAATTAGACTTGAGATAGTTTATATTTGTACGGCTTCTATAAACTATCAATTAATTTAATTATATATGGAAACAAAACCAGTAAAATACACAGAAGAATTTGTACTAAACGAACTAACAGAAATGTTAGATAATTTAAAGAAAAATAAAGAGATTATTTTTATAGGAGAATTATTGGAAGATAAGCCATATTCTATGCAAAGAATATCAGAATGGAAGGAAATGAATGATGAGATATCGGAAACGTATAGTAGAATTAAAGATATTTTACAAACTAGAGCTGCAGTTGGAGGTATGAAAAAGGAATTAGATGCTTCAATGACTAAATTCCATTTAAGTGCTAACTATGGTTGGAAAGATAAATCAGAAGTAGATAATAATGTAAACTTAAATAAAACATCTGATATATTAAAAAGATTAAATGGTGAGTAATGAATTAGAAGAAAAATTAAAGAATAAAGAATGGAGGGTTGAACACCTCTATTTTATAATTAATAAAAAAGAAAAGAAGGTTGTATTTAAAAGAAATACTGCTCAAAGAAAGTTTCAACATGAAAAACATATAAGGAATATATTATTAAAAATTAGACAACTTGGTTTTACAACTGATGCTTGTATAGATGGTTTAGATGATGTTTTATTTAATGAGAACTTTACTTTTGTTATGATGTCACAAGATAGAGAAAGCCAAGAAAAGATATTTAGAAGAATAAAATATGCTTGGGATAATATAGACCAAGATATTAAAGAATATATGGGTTGGGTAGTGTGTCTTGATAGAAGTAACGAATTATCTTTTGGACATAATAGTAGTATTTCAGTAGCTCTTACAACTAGATCAGGAACGGTTAATCGTTTGCATATTTCAGAGATGGGAAAGATATGTGCTAAATATCCTGATAAAGCAAAAGAAATAATTTCTGGTGCTATACCATCAGTTGTGCCTAATGGAAGAATAGATATAGAATCAACAGCAGAAGGAGACATAGGAGAATATCATGATATGTTTTTTGAAAACTGGGGTAAAGAACCTAAGAACAATCTTGATTTTAAATCACATTTCTTTTCTTTTATTGATGATGATGAATATGAGTTAGAAGGAGAATTTGATTTGCCACAAGATATAATAGATATGGGTAATAGGTTTAATCTTAAAAAAGAAAAGTTAAACTGGTATTATTTTACAAGAAAAACTCTTGGAAAATTGATAAAACAAGAATATCCATGTACGGTTGATGAAGCTTTCTTATCTAGTGGTGATAAATTCTTTGATATGGACATTATGCCATATCAAATATTGTTTATTAAACAAGGAAGAAATGCTGGAAGTTGGACTTATTATGAAGATTATAGACCAAATCATACATATTCATTAGGCGCTGATGTGTCTTTAGGAGTTGGCAGAGATAGTTCCACGTGTGTTATATATGATCACACGGACAATAAGGTTGTAGCAACCTATAGAGATAATAAAATATCACCTGATATGTTCGCTTATGAAATAAGAAATGGAGCTGAAAAATATGGTAATTGTTTGGTAGCTCCTGAAAGGAATAGTATTGGAGAAGGAACTATATCAATATTAAAAGGAATATATAATAATATCTATGCAAAAATAAAAACAGATAAATTCGTAGACGATAGAACAGAAGTATTAGGTTGGCATACAAATCTTGCTACTAAACCAAAAATGTTAAGTGAATTAAAAACAGCATTAGATGAAAGTATAATAAAAGTTGTAAGCAATGATTTATTAAACGAAATAAGATCTTATACTTTTAATGACATTTCTATTATAATACAAGATGAAGATCAGACTACTCATTGGGATTTACTTATTGCTCTAGCTATAGCATTTCAAATGAAGACAGAGGTGTGTTATAGTGGACCAGTTAAGACTTATATACCAGTTAAACCAGAAGGTAAGCTTTTCTAAATAGAGAAAAATCATAAAATGTGTTATAATTATATAAAATAAATTAATAAACAAACATGGACAAAGAAAAAGCAATTGACGTGAAACAATTCTCTACTGCCATATACAATGAAGTAATAAAGCCAACACAAACATTATCGGAAGAAGAACATGCCTACAAAGCGGAACTTCTTAAAAAGATGTTTAATGCTTTCTATATGAGAGAAAGAGGATATGATGAGTTTAATGGACAATCATATATTCAAAGATATATAAGCAATCAAAGAGTTGCTATAGCTTTTAATAAGCTTAGAGAGAATGCTGATGAAACAGAAATAGTATCAGGAAGTACACATCAAAAGATGTTGACTCTTTTAAATGCTATTTTGTCTTATAAGTATGAGCCAAAGATTATGGCTTATGATAATAATAGTACTCAATATACAGAGCTTGCTTCTATTATTAAAGATATAGTAGATAAGACTTTAGAAAATGAACATGATGATGAGAAACAAGTATTAGAACTTTTAGAATATATATCTCAGGGTGATGTATTCACAGAAGAAGTAATCATTGAAGAACTTAAAGTTATAAAGAAATGTAAAAAGAAATATGGTGAAGTAGGCTTTGATTGGGAAACAACTATTAAAAAGATGTTGCCAAGGGCTGAAAGAATAATCCATTCAGGTTTAAATGTATTCTTAGGAAACATAAGAGAGTTCTTTATAGATAAACAACCTTATATATTCACAGTTGATTTAATCTCTTATGAAGAAGCTAAAAAGATATATGGAGATTTACCACAATTCCAATTTGTAAGTAGATTTGTAACTCCTTTTAACTCTTCAATTACTTTTAGAGATAAAAACGGAACTTTTGCTTTGTTCTCAAATAATGTAGTAGAAGGGCTTGTTGAAGTTGTTAAGTATCAAGATAAGTTTAACAATGAATATCAAATATTCTTAAATGGTATTATGATGTTACCCGTGAAACTTAAGAAAGGATGTATAGAAGGATTCCCATTATCATACGTTTCACCTAGTGGAGAATTTACTATCTCAAAAGGATCAGGAGAACCATTGTCTGCTAAATTTGCTTATTCTAAGTCTATTGTAGAAGACATGAAGTTTATTCAAGAAGTCAAAGATGAGATGATTAGACTTATGGTTTTAAAGACTCAACAATCATTTAGAAAGCCAACATCTAACTTATCAGGCAAAGACATTTCTTCTATAAACATATTCTCACCTGGTATTATTTTAGATGGTATTAGACCTGATCAATTACCTCCATTGGGAGATTTCAATGGTGTTACTCAATCAGAAGTACAGATGTTAGAAATAGTAAATCAATTATTACAAGACAACTCTGTAGCTGATTTATTTGACGGACAAGATCCAAAAGGTGATGTCACAGCAGCTCAAATACAAGCTCAACAAAAACAATCATTAATGAAATTGGGAGTAATACAAATAGGTTGGGTATCTTTAAAGAAACAACAATGTTGGAAACGTGTTTACTCTGTATTAGAGAAATATACTCAACCTTTAGACCCTGATATGATAACTGCTCAAGATGGAGTACGTGGAAAATATAGAGCTTTCACTATGGAGACAACTTTATCCACAGGTAAAAACGGTATAAGATTAGTTAAGTTTAATAAAGATAGAGCTAATCAAGGAGATGAAGCAACTAATGTAGAAGCTAAACTTTATTCAGATAAATATAAGAAAGATGTTAATTTGGTTTATATAGACCCAAGCCAACTAAGAGCTACTATGGAATGGATATGGTTTGTAAGTATAGAACCAACACCAACAGATACTACTGAATTAAGAAAGGCTCAATTCTTAGCTACCGTAATGCAGCTTTTCCAAATTCCGCAGTTTGCTCAATCACTTAATATAAAATACATTGGTGATAAGATTGCAACTGATAATGATTTAGATGCAGATCAATTGTTCCAAGAGGCTCAACAACAACCTCAGCCACAATATGGGGCAGAACAAGGTGGACAAGCTCAAGGACAAATTCCTGGACAACAAAGTGCTGGAGTAATTCCTGGTGGGAAAACAGCTGCTCAAATGCAACCAGCTCAACAAAAACCTAGTCCATTAACTACAAATCAATCATAATTTGACATAAAATATAGTAAGCGTATAATTATTATAACGAGGCAAGTAATCTTAATTGATGACTTGTCTTTTTATGTTTTTAACAAGAAAAGAAGCACCTATAGTAAAGAACTATGTCAAAGTATCTTTCGATGAGCTCTATAAACTTTATACTGCTGGTTTTACTGGCGATATAGAACTTATCAATGACGGATTCCAAAAGACATGGTTTAATCCTACAGATGGGAAGAACTATTCTAATCCTGAACTTGAGATAACAGCTGGTTTAAAGCCAGAAGAAATTAGTATCTTAGAAAGGGATATGGATACGTTAATTGCGAATGAGGGTTGGAATAAACTTATGAAATGGTCGAATAAGCTACTAGCTAATAGAGCTATTAAGTATAGTGATAATCCAGTAATGGAAAAGAATATACTTTTATGGTTAGAGTTTATGAGTCATGAAGCAAAGAGATTATCTAATAACTTTAGAAATAGAATTAAAAAATAAATATATGCACGTAATGGTATTTATAATAATGGTTTGTGTAATAATAATTTTAGCAAAGGTATCTTAACAAATAACAATAACTTATGAAAATAATAGATGACAATGGAGTTGAAAGAGAAATCACTTCATTAGAAGAACTAGAAGAATTTAAAACTCTTAAAGATGAGAAAACTAAGATAGAAGAAGATTATTCTAAACTATCTAAAAAGGAAATGGATTTTGGTAAATTTCAAAAGAAATCAGATGAAGAAGTAGCTAAGATGAACGCTAGTCAATTACAAGCTTATAGAGAAAAGGAATTAGCAGAAGAAAGAGCTAAAGGACTTGAAACAGAGATAAGTAATATTAAGAATCAAAATAAACAATATGTAGTTAACTCTACTCTTGCTCAATTTGGTCTTAGTACTGAACAAGTAAAGCTTGTTAAAAAGAATATGGCTATTATAGCTAATGATACTGAAAGAGGCATCAATGAAGAAACTCCAGAAGGTATCTTTAAGAAAGCTGAATTAGCTGTTAATATGTTGGGTATTCCTAAACAAGACTTCTCAACTAGCGGAGCTTATAGTTCTACTATGCCATTTTCTTCACCAGTTAAACAATCTTGGATTGATTCTGAGGATGGTAAATCTATGAGTGATAAACTTATGGGAATGGCTGGTAATGTTAATACTGAAATTAATTAATAATATAAAAATATGTCAGAAGAAACAAAAAAAGAGGAAGTTAAAACAACTCCTATTAAAAGAGAAACTGTTGAAGTAGATAAACAAGCCTTTGCAGAGATAATGAAAAGAGTTGAAAGCATGGAAAAAGGAATGGCAAAGATTACATCAGAAGAAACTTATGATCCTTATGCTGATAGAGTTGAAGCTGATGATGTTAAGTTAGTAGCTATAGAGGGTAAAGATGGAGAACAAATTATAGTTACTGGTGTTAAAAGTGGTGGTAAAGCTTTCAAAAAAGAAACAGAAGGTGGACAATTACATAATGGATTAATGACTAAAATATTAGTTAGAAACTCTAAAGGTGAAGAAATTGAAATGGACTATGATTATAATGAACTTACATCTACAGGCATAACTATTCAATGTAAGGTTAAGGAAACTAAGTCAGAAAAGATTATAAAGGATCTTGGTTGGTTAACTTCAAGAAGTTATGTACCTTCTAATAAACTTGATGGTGCTTTAGTGTCTCAAGACGGTGAACAAGTAAGAAACGTTATAGTATCTTACAAGACTAAATACATTGTTACTTTACCTAGTGGAGAAGATATTGAAGTTTATGAATCTGCTATAAATATTAAATATTAATACTATGACAAAAAAACAGTAGCTCAAAAAAAAATTAATATACAAGACGAAATAATTATTTTAGAGTTAAGAGTTAAAAAGGCAAAACTTGAGAAAGAATTAAGAGAATTAGAAAATGTCCAAACATTATTAGGCACAACTGGAAATAATTTTGTGCAAGTTCCTTACTACCCAAATCCTAATACAATAAACCCTTTTCCTTACTACATAGTAAATTGCTAAATAATTAATAATAATAAACAAATGAACGAAGAAGAAGTAAGATTAGAGGCTGAAAAAGCTGTTGCAGAAGTAGAAGCAAAAGTTACACCTCTATTTAAAAAGACTTTATCTATTGTAGCTAGCTATGATTTTGATTTAAGACATGATGCTTCTAATAGTGAACTTCATGAAAATTATTCTAAAGTTTATAAAGATATTTGGAGTATGTTTGTTGATGAGAATATGACTATTGAAGCAATGGATATAGTCATGGGTCAATTACAAACTATAGTATTTAATATGGACCAAATGTATCAATTGTCTAAAAACAAATTAAAGACAGCTGGTATAAAGAAAGTATTTGGTGATGATTTTGATTATATCCCATTACAAAAGATAGAATCTATCGTCGCAACTGATATGTCTGAATTGCTTAAGAATATTTAATACTTGTTGCACTTTTAAAAATAGTGTATAATATATGAGATATTAAAATATCCCGAAAGGATATTTACAATTAAATAGCGAACTGATGATGCTCAATAAATTTCAGACTTGCCTTAGCAGACAGAAACTGCTCTATCAAACTTAGCAAGAACAATCATTTGGTTGTTTTTGTTATAGAAAACAGCCGAATAAAACACGGTTGTTTTTTTATTCAACCTTTAAAAATAAAAATTAATAAATAATTTTAATAAAATGCTTTCAATATTAGGAAATCTTGATACAGCTTGCGTTGGTATGAAAAAGAGAGCTTCAGTAGCTTTAAAAGCTGGTGATGCTGTTATTTTTTCTACAAATGGAGTTGATATCGCTTTAACAGGTTCAGCAACTGTTGCTGGATTAATTAATCAACCTATAAACACTACATCTACAAAGATTGATGGTGTTACTTCTAACTATGCTACAACTGATATAGTTCCTGTAATTACTTTTACACCAGCTATGGAAATTGAAGCTGATACAGTTAACGGATCTACAACAGTACCCGCAATAGGTGTTGCTTATGATTTAGGTACTTATGATTCTACAAAAGGATCTGTAATAGATGCAACAATTACATCTATTGGACAATTCTTATGTATTAGAAGAAGCGCTGCTGATGGTTCAAAAGCTATCTTCGTTGCTGCTCCTGCTAAAGTAACTCTTTAATAGAGTAGTGATATAAACACTTAAAAAATAATTTAATAAATAATATATAATAAAATGTCTTTACAACAGTCAGCTGGATTAATTTCAGCATTGGCTCAACCAGATATGGTTGATTTAGTTAACAGAAACTTTGTACCTTTACAAAAAATGGTACCTTTAAGAGCTAGACAACTTTTCATCAATGAAACTATTGGTGCAGGAGTAGGTGCTGCTAAACTTTTCGAAGAATATGATGTAGAAAACTTCGCTTTATCAAAGCCTGAAGGAACTTCTATGAAGAAAACTAAACCAGGTCTTGGATATCAAAAAACTGCTATCGCTAAAAGATTTGGTAGACAAGTTGATATTACTTGGGAAATGAGAAGATATGCAAAAGAACAAGAAGTTGTTACTGCATTCACAAATTTATCACATTTCATTCCGCAAAGACTTGAACTTGATTTAACTCATAGATTCACATTCGCTGATGCTACGTCTTACGTAAACTTAGATGGAGATACAGTTGATTTAACAACAGCTGATGGACTTGCTTTAGCTTCTGCTGTACATAAATTAGCTCATACTTCAACTACATACAGAAACTTAGTTGCTAATAATCCTTTATTATCACAAGGTTCTTTTGAAGCTGCTTTAGATCTTATTTCTAACCAAACATTGTCAAACTTTGGTGAAGTTAGAAACGTAACTCCAAACAAATTGGTTATCCATAACAACCCAGTATCTAGAAGAATAGCAATACAATTGTTACAATCTTCAACAGATATATCTCAAGTAAATCCTAATGTTAAGAATGCTTGGCAAGGTGATGTAGAAGTTGTTGTTTTACCATACTTAGCTACTACAGCTACAGGTAAACCAGATTCTACAAAGAGAGATATTTGGGCTATTGGTGCTTTCAACGGTAACGTAACTGGATGGCAATCTTACTTAGCAATCTTCGAAGAGCCAACTCTTTGGACACCTGCTAAGGGTAATAATGGTGAAAACTTCACTACTCAAAACTGGTCATTTGGTGTTACTGGTTCTTATGACATCGCTGTTTTGTCTGGTAGAGGGATTGCTTTATCATTACCAACTTCAGTTGCTACTTACTAATAACTAATTAAATATATTCACTTAGGAGATTGGGGGTAACTCCCCCTTCTCTGAGGCGGTGGAAGGAGTGAATATTTAACCAAAAAATATATGTTTCCATTGAGAACATTCGTAAAAACATTCACAGTTACATCTTCATCTATTAAAACTGCTACAGCTTTGGATTTGATAACAACATCACAAATCTATGGTAAGTTATACGTTAGAGATATAATTTTGAAGACTGATTCTACTGGTCTTGCTGGTGGTACTAATTTCCAAATTAAGACTACTAACGCTGCTGGTTCTGCTACTATTTTGGCTACAGCTATATCTGGTTTAGGAGCTAACGCTACTATTAACATGGATACTGCTTCTGTAACAAAACAAAGAACAATTCTTGAATCAGGAAGTAAATTACAATTACAAAATACTGTTGCTGATGGTTCTGGTGCTGGTACAGTTGAAATAACTGTTATCTTGTCACAAATAGACCCAACTTCACAAATAGCGTAGTTGATATTTAGAGTGCAGGTAATCTGCATTCTATAATGTTAATTATTAATATAAAACAATGGGAAGACCTAAAAAAAATCCAATAGTTGAAGAAGTTATAGAAGAAATTAAAGAAGAAGTTGATAACAATATTGAATCTGTAAGCGTTGCTATAAATGCTTTCGGAGGAGAAGTAGTCACAACAACTTACAAGAATGGAAACACAGAATACACAATAAAATAAATTTCATATAGGGCGTTAGAGTTTCTAACTCCTATATATGCAATTTAAAGCATATATGGAGATAATACAAATTTATACCTAGAATGTTGCCAATGGGACAATCTGGATATAGTTCATAATTAATATTATTTCAGGGCTATATAATATTTTCTTATGTAGCCTCCTAATTACTATTAAATAATAATAAACAATATGCAAAGAAATTTTACGGAGCCAAAACTCCTATTAAATGGTGCTACTGCTTCTGCTGTGTCATCTGCTTTATTAACAATGGACTATAGAAATCAAGAATTAACTGTTGTTGGTGTTGGTGGTACTGTTACAGCTACTGTTAAGGTAATGGGTTCTGATGACCTTGATGTAGACTTTACAGCTCCATCTACAGCTACTAACTCTTGGTCATACTTGAACATAGTTGATATGGATACTAGAGCCGCTACTAACGGTTCTACTGGATGTGTTCTTTCTGCTGCTGGAACAAAGCAATACGAAGTAAATTGTAACACAAAGAGATGGATGGCTTTAGAACTTACTTGGACTGCAGGTACTATCACTGCTAAGATAACTCAATCAGATAACAAATAATGGAAAGAAAAGGCTCAGTTTTCCAACAAGTTGTAAGAGAACAGAATATACAAGAAACAAGACAGAAAGAATTGTCTGAACTTGCAAGGGTTCAACAAAATATTGATGTAGAGAAACAGGCCTTAGATACCTTGCTTAAAATTAAGCAAGGTATTTTAAATGATATTAATTCTAGTTTAGAACTTGATAAACATTTAAAAGAAAGTATAGATATAAAAAAGAAAGAGTTTGAGAATATACAGAATGAAATAAAAAGACAACCAGCAATATTAAAGCAGGAGATACAAAATAAAGAGATATTAAAAAAAGAAATAATAGATATTAAAAGTTTAACTATATCTACCAAAAAATATCTAGACGTATGTTGTGAAAAACTAAAATTAATACAAAGCGAAATAAATAAATCTAGTAGTATATTAACAATAGAAAAAAATAAACAGATTATAGCAAAAGAAAATACTCAAAACATTGAAAACGATATAGTAACACTTAATAAAGAAAAGAAACTTTTAGAATATGAATTAGAGTCTGTAAATAATGAAATATTTCAACTAAAATCAAGTCTTTCATTAAAACAACTTAAAGAAAATTTATGTAAAAAGGACATAGATTCAATAGTATGCGAACTAAGTTTATTAAGAAAAGAAATTAATATAGGGGAAAAACACATCATAGAAATAAATAAAGAAATATTACAATCTAGTATAATTCTTGGGAAAGAAAAAGATAAACAAAATAATTTTATATTAGAAACAAACACGATAGAAGCTATAAAATTATCAAAACAAAAAGAATTATCAGAATTACAAGAAAATATAGAAAACTTTAGTACTATATTTAATATAGAAATAGGTAGAAAGAAAAGCATAGAAAACTTAATAATAGAATTAGAAAAAGAATATAGTAATTTAAAAAACAATTTTTGTGAAAAAGAGAAAGATTTAGAAAAGTTAAACATGGATATTAGAATATGTAATAATGAACTTAAAATAGAAATAGAAAAACAAGAAGAGTTACAAAAAACAACATACAACCTGTTGCTTTTAAAAGATAAGTCGGAAGAAGAATTGTCTTCTTTAAAATCAGAGCTACAAAAAGAAACAAAAGCACTAATGCAAGAACAAGAAAAATATAATGAAAATATAAGAAAACTACATGGTGATGTTATATTAAACACTAATGAAATCAATATTATACAAAGGAATATAGCGTCGCAAAATACATTATTATCTCAATTAAACGAAACAGTAAAAGAAAAGCAAAAATTAGTTGATTTAAAAGACAATGAAAGAGATAACTTAATGGAAAATATAAAACTTCTTATAGAATCTAAGAAAACAATTAACACATACTAACCAAAATACTATGAGCCGTACATGGGCCTTAACAGATGAAGAATATTTACCTATAGCGGCTTTTGCTGCTTTACCAAACTCAACAACAACACAATACCTTGCTAAACAAGGTGGAGTTTTTGTTAATAAAGAAAGTTCTGGGGGTGGAGCTATAAAAGGACAATCACAAATAGATTTTGGATTAAATAATCAAGAAGGTTCATATGCAAAATCTACAATAACAGATACCAATGTAAAAAGTACATCAGCAGTAATAATATCCATAGCAGGTACATCAACAATAGATCATGATCCTGATGATTATCAATGGGACAACATAAGTGCTTATTCTACAAATATTGTAGATGGAATAGGATTTGATATAATAGGTGTAGCTCCTAACGGATCTTTTGGAAAATATAATATAAATTACATAATAAATAATTAAAAAACATGTCAAATAAAATAGTAGGGAATTCAAGTGGAAATATAGTAGAGGTAGATTCTGCCCATCAGATTCTTATTTCTCCTGAAAAAGACGTTTTAGGTAATCCTGGGAACGTTGGTGGTATTAAAACGTATTATGAAAATGATGATGGTTCAATAACAGGAACTCCAGAATTATCAACTCCTGAAGTTGATCAAGATTATCGTTTAAAAACATCTAATGATACTCTTTTAGATTCAGAAACATTTAACTATACAGCACAAAATACAAGTAAACATACTTATGGGCTTGATACTTTAGCTTTTACTTGGTCTACTGCTGGTTTATTAACTAATAGTGGTTCTATAACAACTACTGCTAAAGGTGCTACTATGGGTACCT